AAATAGCCGAACAAAAAAAGCAAAGATTTCGAAAGCAAACTGAGACCATGCATATAAAAAGCCAAATTGTTATGACAAGAGCTACTGCTTTTGCTGCAAAAGCAATGAACAACGCCATGAAAGCCGCAGGGATAATAGGTATAGTAGTACTGCTGGGCTCTATGTTAGTATCAGTGGTTAATTTCTTTAGAAAGGTAGATACAGATGCTAAAGCAGCAAAAGAAAGAATGCAGGATTTGACAAAAAGCACTAAAGACCTTAATACCGAACTACAACGAATGTTAGAAGTTAGAGAAAAAAAGTTAGTTAGTGTAGGTGAATTTGCTTCTCAAACAGCAAATATGATAGGAAGTTCAAGTGCTCAAAAACTTGCAAGTGACTTTGCTATATCAGCACAAGGACAAGAAAGAAAATATAGTACACAGGGTAAATTATTAAGTAGTGGTACTAAGGAATTCCGAGCAAATGCATCTGAAACCGCAGCTACTTTTCAAAAGCTAGAAGCAGCTGCAGTTGGTGATCTTAAAAAAGCCTATGGAGATTTGTATAACACAATTAGATTTGGATTGCCACCAACTAAAGAACAAATAGCAAATTTAGCAAAACTTGAAGGAGAGTTTATGGGTCTTGCTACTGCTCAAAAACAAGCTGCAGAAGTTCAGAAAAGTTTTGATCAAGCTCTTCGTGGCGCAGTAGGACCTAAACGACAATTTCAGTCTTTACGACAAACTTCAGAAGCTTTAGTAGACAACATTGAAAAAAGAATTGAAATGCTTAAAGTTGATAAAGCAACAGCAGCCCAAGCTAATGAAGGCGGAAAACTTACTGAAAAACAAGTTGAAAAATTTAAAGAGTTAAATAGCGAATTAAAAACCGAGTTAACTACTGCACAGGATTTAGACTTCGCATTGCAAAACATTTTAAAAATGGAAGATCAAATACTCGCAGCAAAAAGAAAACAAAAAAGAGAACTACTTGCAATAAGTCCTATAAATACAGATGCAAATAAAGAAGCAAGATTAATGATAGGAATTAATAATCAAATATTAACTCATGCCGATCAACTTTTAAAAGTAAAAATAGCAGAAGCACAACTTAATGCTGCAAAAACAAGTCAAGAAAAAGCAGATGCAAAATTTAATTTAGAGTTACAAAATGATTTATTAAATACTACGGAAGCTCAAATAGCCGCAAATAGAACAAGAAAGAGAATTATCTTCTATAAGACAGAGAAAAATAGAGCAAGAGGGAATGCTACCCTCAATAATTAATGAAGCAACATCTGCAGGATATAAAAGTCTTGAAAGTGCTGGAACAAGTAATATAATGGGTGCAATAAAAGGAGAAAAGAGTGCGGACGAAGCTCTAAAAGCAACAGCATTAGCAGTAGCTGAAGCTGTATTACAATCTATAATATCTGGTATAGTATCTTCTTTAATTGCTGCTATGATGGTAACAACTCCTGCTATTGTAACTGCTCATGGCACTGGAGGAATGGAAGCAGGAATTCTTATAATGGAAGCACATGAATTTGGAGGAGCATTAGCAGCCTCACAAATAGCCGCAGCAATGTCTGCCTCAACAGCAACTGCGGTTGTAGCAGGAGGAGCAGGAGGTATCTCGGCTCGATACGGTAAAGGCATAAGCGCTAGATATGGTAACAATCCTGTGCCTCATCTTGCTGGAGGTAGCATAGTATCAGGACCAAATGCAGGATATAATGCAGTTCTTCATGGAACAGAAGCAGTAATACCTTTAGGGCAAGGACAAAATTCAATACCTGTAGAGTTTAAAAACGGTGGAAGCGGTTCAACAAATAATTCTGTTGTAAATGTAACTGTAAATTCAGATGGAAGTTCACAAATGACAGAAGAAAATGCAACAGCATTTGGTAAAGGAATTCAAGCAGCAATTCAAGTAGAAATAGCAAAACAACAAAGATCGGGAGGACTATTAGACCCGAACGGTTAATTAGGAATAAATATGGCATTAGGATTTACAGATTTAACAAGCACACAAAGAGTACCTGATAAAGGATTAAATAGTTCAAACACTCCTAGAACTTTTACAGTTGCGTTTGGAGATGGATATGAACAAAGAGTTGCAAATGGCATCAATGCTCTATCACAATCTTTTTCAGTTAGTTTTGACACAAGACCTAAAGAAGAAATAGATGATATTATTGCATTTTTTGTAAATAAAGCAGGAGTAACAGCTTTTAGTTTTACATATGCTGATTCAAACAATAGTGGAGAAACAACAATTAAAGTAGTATGTGACGATTGGAGCCAAAGTTGGGATTATGATGACTTCTATAGTGCAAGTGCAACTTTTAGAAAGGTTTATGAATCATGAGTACTAATCTTATGGAACAGGACTTACAGAAACAAAGTCCAGGATCTAATTTAATATTTTTGTTCGAACTAGAAGTAACAGCTAGTACGACTGTATATTTTCATTCAGGAGTAGAAGCAGATTTAAGCACTGTGCAATTTAGAGAAGAAGGGGGCACAGTAAGAACATATACAGCGATTCCAGTGCAAGCAGAAGGATTTGAAATTAATCCATCAGGAACTGTAGCAAGACCTACAATAGCTTTTGCAAATGCTACATCAGTATTTGGAGACGCAGTCGGAGACTACGACTCTTTACTAGGATCAAAATTAACAAGACGAACAACATTAAAAAAATATTTAGTAGGAGAAAGTGGAGATTCTACTCCTCCTGTAGAGTACCCAAAACAAGTATATTATATAGATAGAATAGCTGAAAAATCAAAAACATTAGTAAGTTTTGAGTGTGCTGCAAGTTTTGATTTAGACGGCATAAAAATTCCTGCTAGACAAATAATCGCAAACGCTTGTCCTTGGATTTATCAAGGAGCAGATTATACTTTAGAGGAGTATGAAAAAATAGGTGGATGCACTTGGAATAGAGAAAGTAAATACAAACCTGCTTATGAGCCTACAACTGCAGGATTAAATGGAGCAACAGAGTACATTGCATTAGTCAATATAGATGACGAGTATGTAGTACCAGCGACAGGAGAAATAGGAACTGTAGGATTTAGTACAAGTGTAGGAAGTATAAGTGTTAATAATTATTATAAAACTACCACTACTTTAGGGACAACCAGCGGAGTCAGAAGACTTACAAAAGAGTCCGCATTTGACACTTCAGCAGACTCTAGTACTGTTAATAATTTTTGGCAAGCAACCTCTACAACATCAAGTCCGGGTACTCTTACAGATTCTAACCCAAATGTGAATAGAATAAGAGTATGGACTACTTGGAATAATTCAACAACTTACTATGGTTATACAGAAGATAGGTATAATGACTATGTAAGATATACAAGCGGAGGACTTACTCGTCTTTGGAAAGTAAAAAGAACAAATGTAAATCAAGCCCCCGATTTTGGAGAATATTGGGAACTAGCAGATATGTGTGGAAAAACTACTAAATCTTGTAAAATGAGATACGGCTTTAATCCACAAGCTCCAGGTACAGCAACAACAACATCAAAACAAAACAGTAATACACAAGTTGTATTACCTTTTGGAGGCTTTCCTGGTGCAAAATCTTTTTCATAATTTTTTACCTGAAATATATAAAGCTGCTGAAAAAGAGGCTCCACAAGAAATGTGCGGACTTATAATTCAGCAAAATGACAAAATAAAATGGATTTTGTGTGAAAATAAATCTGAAAAGAAAAATGAGTTTAAAATTGACGGAGAAGCTTTCGTTAAATACTTACTTACTTCAAAAATTTTATATGTAGTTCATAGTCACTACATGGAAGATTGTAAACCAAGTCAACATGATATAAATGGGTGTAATGAAGTTGACATACCTTACTTAATTGTAAGCTACCCACAAAAGGAATACTATATATTAGAACCAACAATATGACAAGAAATATTTATTTAAAAGGAAGAATGGGCAAACTTTTTGGTGAAGTATGGCGCTTAAATGCGGCTACAGTAAAAGAAGCTATGAATGGAATAGATGTCCAAAGAGAAGGAAAACTCAAACAATATTTAATTGAATGTACCGAAAAAGGAATAGAATTCTCAGTACAACGAGGAGAAGATTATCTAGACTATGATAATTTACAAATGAATTTAGGGGAAGACGATATAATAATTACTCCACTACCACAAGGTGCAGGTA